GTTTCCCAGTCACGATCGGTAGGTTTCTAATGTTTCGTCGTCGTCGTCGTGGTTCTGCTGGTCGCCGCTCATTTCGTCGTATTGGTCGCCGTAGGATCATGAAGCGTCGTCGCCCTCGCCGTGTTCGCGGTCTTCGTATTGGATATCGTTTTTGATTTGTAAAAAGCCTTTCATGGCAACGCATGGATGCGGTCAGTGTACTTCCTGCCGTATTAACAAGCGTCGTCTATGGGTGCATCGGATCATGCTCGAAAAGAGGTTGCACGAGAAGTCGTGCTTCCTCACTTTAACTTATGATGATGCTCATCATCCTACTGGAGGTTCTCTTGTCCCGTCCCATTATCAAAAATTCGTCCGATCAATCAGAAAGGACTTCCCTATCAGATACTTCTTCGTTGGTGAGTATGGAGATCATTCTAACCGCCCTCACTATCACGCCGCAATGTTTGGACTTGATGAAACAGATTCAGATTATCTCAGAAGAAAATGGGGTAAAGGTCACATTATGTGTGGCACGCTCACAGATGAATCCGCACAATATGTCGCAGGGTATGTCGTAAAAAAACTTACTAATGGAAATGATCCATATGTTCGCGCTCGTCTTGGTGGTCGTCATCCCGAGTTTGCTCGTATGAGTCTTAAGCCTGGAATCGGTGCTGGTGCTGTTCGTTCTATTGCAGACGTTCTTGAGTCAGATTTTGGTCCTGATGTTCTTCAACAGTTTGATGGTGTTCCTCCTGTTCTTCGTCATGGGTCTAAAATGTTGCCTCTTGGCAGGTATCTAAAAAAGAGATTACAAGATGAGATACTATTCAAAAAAAAATTGGCGCCTTCGGCGCAGGATTGGGAAAGGGCTCTCGAAGAAAGGTTGCAGCTGCAAGCGGTTAAAGAGTCGCCGTATGAATCGGACTCGGTAGCTTATCAAAAAATTAACGGTCAAAAACTTCTACAGATAGAAGGTAAATCAAAAATCTGGTCTAAAAAGGTGAGTATATGAAAAGGTCAAAATTCTCTCTCTCTAATTACAAGGTTCTTTCAGCTAATATGGGATCGCTTATCCCTATCGGTCTAACAGAGGTGCTTCCGGGTGACACTATTCAGCAAGCTACTAGTGTCCTTTGTCGTCTTTCTCCTATGCTTGCTCCTGTTATGCATCCGATTCATATGAAGGTGCACCACTTCTTTGTTCCTAACCGTATTATTTGGGAGGACTGGGAGGATTTTATCACTGGTGGCCCTGATGGTAATGATCAATCTGAGTTTCCTATTCTAGCTGCTCCTGGTGTTGGTTTTGGTGTTGGTTCACTTGCTGACTATCTTGGTGTGCCTCCTACTGCTGGCAATCTTCGTGTGTCTGCTTTGCCTTTCAGAGCGTATGCGAAAATTTTTAACGATTGGTTTCGTGATCAAGACTTAGTGCCTGAGCTTCCTCTTTCTACTGCTTCTGGATTGGATAATATTACTAACACTGCTTTACTAAATTGTGCTTGGGAAAAGGATTACTTCACTACATGTCGTCCTTGGACTCAAAAAGGTCCTGAGATCACTTTGCCTCTTGGTCAGCAGGCTCCTGTTTCTACTTCTGCTTTAAACGGTGGGACTGTTACAGTTAAGGGTCCTAATATTGGCAATGGTAATTATCCTCTTCAGGCTTCTGCTTCTAATGTTCTTATGACTGATGGTAACGTTGGTGGCTCGTCTCCTCTTTATGCTGATCTTTCAACTGCTACTGCTTCTACTATTAATCAACTTCGTGAAGCTTTTGCTCTCCAGCGCTATGAAGAAGCGCGCGCTCGTTATGGCTCTCGTTACACGGAATACCTTCGTTATTTGGGTATTCGGTCAAGCGATGCCCGTCTTCAGCGTTCGGAATATCTTGGCGGTGGTTCTCAGACAATTCAAATCTCTGAGGTTCTTCAAACAGCTCCAGAGAATCAATTGGCTCCTTCTACTCCTGCTGGTGTTGCTGATCTTTATGGTCATGGTATAGGTGCAATGCGGTCTAATCGTTATCGCAAATTCTTTGAGGAACACGGTTATGTCATCACCCTCTTGTCTGTTAAGCCTAAAACTATGTATGTACAGGGCCTTGCTCGTCACTGGAATCGCCGAATTAAAGAAGATTTCTTCCAGAAAGAACTCCAACATATTGGCCAGCAGGAAGTTTTGAATAAAGAGCTGTATGCTGATGGAACAGCAGCTGATGATAACACTTTCGGTTATCAAGATCGGTATGATGAATATCGTCGTACTGAGAGTTCTATTGCTGGTGAGTTCCGGACTTCAGAATTAGATTTCTGGCATATGGCTCGTGTCTTTGCTACACGCCCTACCCTTAACGCTGATTTTATTAAGTCTGTTCCTACTGATCGAATTTATCAGGTGAAAACAAATGATGTTCTCTGGATTATGGCCAATCATTCTATCCAAGCTCGTCGTCTCGTTGCTCGCACTGGTTCATCATTCATTCGCTAAAAGGAAGTATTGTATGGCTAAGTTAAACGAAAAAGGTCATGAGATTCTAGATCAAACTCCACTTGCTTTGCCCGTTCGGGTTCAACGGACCATAGGAATTGATCGACAGCATAGCTATCACATCCAATATGATACCCAAGAGGATTATGAGTCTCCAGAAGAGGCAGACGACTTTGATTGTGGGGATGATTTCGATCCGAGTGTGCCATGGGAGAATCAATCCCCTCATGAAGAACAAAACCGGAATATGATCTTGGAACAAGCTCGAAAGGAATTTGATTCAAGGTATTCTCTTAAAAAGTCTTCTTCCCCTTCAGAATTTGGAGTAACCGAAGAATCTTTAGATTCGAGGTCTGCAAGCGTGAGCGCGCAAGGTTCGAAGTCCGGAAAGGGAAAGATAGTGCAGGGGGCACCAGCTCGCATCAGGTCCAGCTTACCGGAAGAATCGGATTCAGACAAGACCGATACATAAACGCGCTGCGTTTTGATAGATAAAAACTTAGTCGCACAGTGAACCCTTACTTGATGTTCACTGTGCTAGGTGGTCCCTGTGAGTAGGTCAACACGTTCAAAAAATCGGTCTAATCCTGGGTCTAGGCGTGAAACCGCTGATTTCACTAGGCGCAGCCTGCATAGACCCTTAAATTCGCTTTTAAATGACCTAGGAACGACTCCTACCATTACCTTACGTCAGGTACAGGACCTCCGGTCCTGGCATCCCCTGGGCGAAGCCAGACCCCTTCTTTATACGGATACTCGTAAGCATCGCCTTGTTGTCAAAAATGTTAATCGTCCTACTCGGTCTTTTGTTCATGTGCCGTCTCGCGTCAAATTCGCTGACTCTAATCGTCTGGTTTACTGCATACGCCGGAAGGTTCGGCGTCAGGTCATGCATGCTTTGGGTTTCTCCGGCCGTCGTGGCCGGGGGGCTTATCGCAAGCCAAAATTTAGGTTCTATTCAAAAATTAGCTGCTAGACTTTGATCTAACTAAAAATTAGATAGGTGGATCTATGGGTCTTTCTTTGGGTGGTGCGATCGGTGCTATTAATCCTGTCGCTGCTCTTGGCACTGTTGCTTCTATTGGTGGTGATCTTTTAAACGCTAACGCTCAAAAGCAGGCTAATGAGGCAAATATCCAGCAACAGCGTGATTTCGCCCGTCATGGTATCCAATGGCGTGTAAATGATGCCAAAGCCGCTGGCATTCATCCGCTTTATGCTTTGGGTGCCCAGACTCCTTCGTTCTCTCCATCGTCTCAGCCTGTTTCCTATGGTGATTCGCTTTCTCGTATGGGTCAGGACATTTCTCGCGCTGCTATGTCCACTCAGTCTAAGGAAGAGAAGGCAGCTTTCAATCTTCAACAGTCTCAACAGTCTCGTCTTTTAGAGGCGCAAATCACTAACCAGGATTTGAGAAATCAGATTCTTCAGGAGGAGCTTAATCGTTCTACTCGTTCTCCTGGTTCTCCTCCTGGTACTCCTAAACCTACTGGTCCTGGTCAGTTTGCCACAAATGATTTTGTGAAAGTCCCTGCTGAGGTTACTAGTTCTTTACAAGGTGGTTTTACTCAGGCCGGTCACAATCCTCTTTTTCAGATTTTTAAATCTGGTCCCGACTCTTACAAGATCGCTCTTTCTTCTAAGGCTAAGGAGGCTATGGAAGATTCCCCTCAAGAGGCTTTAGCACAAGCTGAAATGCTTGTTCGTAATGGTTCTATTGTCCCCTATCCGGCCCCTGCTGGTAAGGAATGGCGTTTAGATCGTTACATGAATCTTTATCTCGGTGAGCCTACTAATCAAACTTATATGCGTAAAAAGCATCCTACAGGCTATCCTGAATATCAGAATAGGAATCTAATCCCTCGGAGGTAGTTTTATGTTTCGTCGTCGTCGTCGTGGTTCTGCTGGTCGCCGCTCATTTCGTCGTATTGGTCGCCGTAGGATCATGAAGCGTCGCCGCCCCCGATCGTGACTGGGAAAC